TACACAAAATGAAATATTGGAAGATATTGAAGAGATACTTGAAGAAGAAGTAGTAGAGGAAATAATACAAGAGATTATCGAAGAAGAAGTTATTGAAGAATTGTTAGCAGAAGAAGAGATTGAAGAACAAATTGAAGAAATATTAGATGAAGAACTCATTGAAGAAATTGTTGAAACTTTTGAGGAAAATCCAAAAGGCAACAGTATATCTAGAGCTTTAAGGGTAGTAGCACAAACTTTGAGAACCGCAACAGACAGCTATACCACACAAAACAATGCAGGTAATACAGAGGTAAATCAAACAGGTGGTATCAGCACTTCGTCCTCTCCGTCAATATCAGACCAAATATTGTCAGCAAATGTTCAAAACAATACTGTTTTACAGATGAGTGATGGTACAGATACTATAGGTGGAAATTCTATTACGATTACCCCTTTGGTTACGTTAGATGATTCTATTATGTCTGACGTACAGATTAACGATATACAAGGCCAAATTTTATCTGCTACATCTAATGTTATGACATCTTCTGAGGCTGACCAAATAGCAGATCAAATTATTGCTAACAACATAAAACAAGAGCAAGAAGAGATGGAGCAAGAACAACAAGAATCTGGTGAATATGCCGATCAAACAGCTTTTGTTGCGTATTTGGGTTACGTACCTGGGTTTGATAGATACAAAGATTTTAGCTTACCTGATCAAAACTTGTGGTATGAAAGTAAGGTTATTTATTCTGACGCAAAGATTGATGATAACAGCGGTGCATATTACAATTTATCGAATACAAGCATAAATAAAATGCAAAATATAATAGATGAACAGGTGAACCTATGAACTTTTTAGAATCAAAATTAGCACAACTTATAGCTTTGGCATCGATTGTAGCAACCCTAGCTGGTTTCGGTTATACAGGGGCTACTTACGTTAACAGGTTAGAGAACCTCGAGGCACAAATAGGCGGTATAGGAGACACAGAAAACGCTCAAAAGATAATTGAAGAAAGGTTTGCCGCTATAGAAACGTCCGTTGAGTATATAAATAAATCTATAGATAGCTTGGTCATACCCGACAATAGCGATTTGAAAGCTAGTATAGCTGGTTTAACTCTTAGTGTTGAGCGTCTGCAGGTAGACATGGAAAAACTAGAAGATAGTAATAAAAATCCTTTAGCAAACTAATATTAACTGAGGTAGTGGCGGACTATGCAACAAGTATTAATAGGAATAATAATAGTATTAGCAGCTGCTAGTTATTATTTTTTCAGCCAAAACCAAATTTTGCAAGCAAACAACGCTGTTTTAGAAGGCGCAGTAGCTACACAAGAGGAAGCAATAAAATCAATACAAGCCGACTTTGAGCTACAGACACAACAACTACAAGACCTTACTGTAAAAAGCCAAGCGGCACAAAGAGAGCTGAATAGATATACACAATTCATACAAAATTATGAGCTAACTGCTAAAATTTTGACTGATCCTACAGAAATGGAGAGAAAAATAAACAATGGTACAAAACATATCATGGAAGACATCGAGAAAATTAGCGGCACTGTTGATGATCTCGATGATGGCTTGCAGTTGCAGCCTAATCCCAACTAAACAAATACAAGTTTCAGCAAAGCCTATTGAAAGGAAAATAGTCCAACCTATTATGCCTAGAGAAATAGATCTTAAACAGCCAGAATGGATAGCAGTAACGCCTGAAAATAAAGATGAACAATTAGCTAGGATAGAAAAGCAAGAAGGGGAGCTGGTTTTTTTAGCAATGACAATACCTGATTACGAAGTTATGGCTTACAACATGCAAGAAATAAAAAGGTACATAACAGAACTAAAAGACGTTGTGGTTTATTATAGAAAAGTTACTACCAAACAACCTACAAATGAATAAATCACCAGACGCTTTTGTTTATAAATGCACCTTACGATCAGTAACTGATGGAGACACTATCAGGCTTGAGACTATTGATCTAGGATTTTCAGTGCAGTTACACAACAAATCAGTAAGGATAGCAAAGATTGATACTCCAGAGTCTAGGATAAACATCAAAAAATATCCAGAAAGAACAAAAGAAAAAGAGCTGGGTTTACTCGCAAAACAAAAACTTAAAGAATGGCTAGTTGGCGAACTTACAATAAAATCTTATGGTACTGACAAATATGGTAGAGTATTGGCAGATGTTTTTTGTAAAAAAGGCAATATCGCAGATTTGCTTAAAAAGGAAAACCTTGCTGTCGATTATGACGGCGGAACAAAAACTAAAAAATGGGGCTAATATGAATATATCTGAAGCAGGATTATCGCTAATAAAAAAGTTTGAAGGATGCGCTCTTGAATCATATCTCTGTCCAGCTGGCGTTTGGACTATAGGATATGGCCATACTAAAGATGTTAAAGAAGGAGATAAAATAAATAACGAGGAAGCTGATCATTTGTTGCAAGAAGAAATGCCTGAATATGAAGGATATATAAATAGTTTTGTAGAGGTACCTTTAGAACAATGTCAGTTTGACGCTTTAGTTTGTTGGGTATATAACTTAGGACCAACAAATTTAAAAGATTCCACTATGTTAGCTTGCTTAAATGCTGGAAAATATGATGATATACCTTATCAAATAAAACGCTGGAACAAAGCGGGTGGTAAAGTTTTGCAAGGATTGGTAAGAAGAAGGGAAGCAGAGGCTTTACTTTTTGAAGGTAAAAATTGGGAAAATGTATAAATGCCATACTCAAAAGTACAATTTAGACCAGGCATAAATAGAGAGGGTACAGCTTACAGTAATGAGGGTGGTTGGTTTGATTGTAATCTAATTAGGTTTAGAGATGGCAGAGTAGAAAAATTTGGAGGCTGGGAAAAATTAACAGAATCTACGTACTTGGGAACTGCTAGGGCATTACATAATTGGATTTCTTTAGGTGGTAGTAAATATCTAGGTATAGGAACTAATCTCAAATACTATATCAAGTTAGGTCTTCTCTTTTATGATGTTACACCTTTAAGGTTAACGACTTCTGCGGGAGATGTAACTTTTTCAGCTACAAATGGCAGCTCTACTATAACTGTGACTGATTCAAGTCACGGTGCAGCTCAAAATGATTTTGTTACTTTTAGTGGTGCATCTAGTTTAGGTGGGAATGTAAACTCCGCAGTCCTTAATCAAGAATATCAAATTGCAACTATAGTAGACGCTAACTCTTACACAATAGAAGCAAAAAACACATCAGGTGCAACTGTAACTGCAAATAGTAGTGATGACCCATCAACAGGTGGAGGTAATGGCGGTAGTTCCGTGGTTGGAGCATATCAAATAAACGTAGGTTTGGATGTTTATGTCCAATCGACTGGTTGGGGAGCAGATTCTTGGGGGTCAGGAGGATGGGGTTCAGCTACCGCATTAGGAGGCAATAACCAGCTTAGACTTTGGACACATGACAATTTTGGCGAAAATTTAATTATAAATGCTAGAGGAGGTGGTATATATAGATGGGTAGAAAATAACGGCGTAAGCACTAGAGCCGTCGAATTATCTGCTGTTTCTGGCGCTAACTTGGTTCCTACAGTAGGTTTACAAGTTCTAACTTCAGAAGTTGACAGACATCTTATAGTTTTAGGTGCAGATCCTATATCTGGTAGTTCAAGGACAGGAACTGTTGATCCAATGTTAGTTGCTTTTTCAGACCAAGAAAATGAACTTGAATTTGAGCCTTTAATAACTAATACCGCTGGTTCGGTAAGACTATCATCAGGATCTACAATTGTAGGAGCTGTAAAATCACGACAAGAAATAATTATTTTCACAGATACATCTGTTTATTCTATGCAGTTTATAGGTTCTCCTTTAACTTTTGGCCTTAATCTAATAAATGAAAGATCAGGTTTGATAGGACCAAAAGCAGCTGTGACTGCTGCCACAGGTGTTTTCTTTATGTCTTATGGAAACTTTTACCTTTACAACGGAACGGTACAGGAATTACCTTGTAGCGTTCACAATTACGTTTTTAGCGACTTAAATCAAAACCAAGCGTATAAGATACAAGCTTTTACTAACAACGAGCATAATGAAGTGGGTTGGTTTTATCCTTCATCCTCAAGCGAAGAGATAGACAGATACGTAATTTATAATACACAACAAAAGATTTGGTATTACGGACAATTAACTAGAACAGTATGGTTAGATTCAGGAGTAGAGCCTTTTCCTCAAGCAGCAGATAGCGGATATATATATCAACATGAGATAGGTTTTGATAACGATGGTAGTGCGATGACTAATGTTTTTGTAGAATCAGCCGATTTTGATCTTGGTGATGGCGATCGTTTTACGCAAATACAAGCCTTGATACCAGATATAAAGTTTTTACAAGATGCTAATGCTGGTTCTTTAAATGTTGTTACCAAAGTAAGAAATTTCCCAGGCGATTCTCTTACTACTGATTCTACATCTGAGGTGACTTCATCTACTCAAAAAGTTAATTTACGAGCTAGAGGTAGACAAGCGGTAGTTAGGTTTGAATCAAACGACGATGCAAGTGGAAATGGCAACCTTTCAATCGGATGGCGTTTGGGAGACACACGATTAGACGTCAACCAAGACGGTAGAAGATGAGCAAACTTTTAGAAACACGCTTACCTACAGAGGTAGAAAGTTCTGTAACTAAAGAAACATTCAATCGATTAACTAGAATTTTAGAACTTAATTTAGGAACTTTTGATCCAGATAGCACACCACAATTTAACGACACTGAATTAGGTTCTTTAAAATTTAATCAAGGTGATGTAGTATGGAATACATCTATTGGTGTCCTGCAAGTATATACAGGAAATAAATGGATACAGCTTCATACGCCCAAGAATCCAAAAGGCTTTGAACTGCAATCAGAACTAGGTTCTGTAACTGTCAGAAATAACGGAGCGACAAGTATAGAGATTTGATATGCAGGCTGTGGAGAGTACAAATAAGTTGTATGAAGTAAAAAATTTACTTCTAACACAACCTTCTGACTGGTTCATTGAAGACCAAACTTTTAAAGCAATAAAAGATTCTCAACTAGATATAGCCTGTTTCTTTAAATCTAAGGGTCAAGAAAACTTAGATGAATTACCGTTACACACTATCCTTAACGAGCCAATAAAAGATGTTTACACAGCTCCTATATTTTCTGAAACATTTTGCGACATATTTAAAGACGAGCTAGATAACATAATAAAACATTTTGATTTTGAACCTAATACTGATGAAGACGTTCTCAGACAAATACCAGAGATAGTCTTACAAGAACAAATACCTGCTTTGTATTTTTCTCTGATGCACGTAGTTACAAACATACTCAACCCAATATTTATGGGTCTTTGGGGTAGAATTGTCACGGACGGTGGCATACAAATAGCTAATTACAATATAAAAGATAAAAAACAAGGGGCTTGGCATCACGATTCAAGTGCAGATATAAGCGTAGTTGTACCTTTAAATACAGGAGATTACGAAGGTGGAGGTACAGAGTTTCATGGCAGAGGTATTGTAGATCCGTTGCCAACAGGGAGTGCTTTGATGTTTCCAAGTTTTACTCACATGCACAGAGGACTACCTGTAAAATCAGGTGATCGTTATTTATTAGTTTTTTGGTTAGTTTCTCTGCCAAGTTGGGTGGATAAAAAAACTTACTTACAAATGAATTTTGTTTAACAAAATGAGTAAAAACAGTAAAATTAAGACAAATGAATAGAATAGATAGAACGGGAACAGGAATAGCAAGTTTAGGTAGAGACGAAGATCAGTTTCTAGCACACGTCGCTTTAGGTGAACGTGTCGTACCACCTGTTATATCACCCGCTACTCAAGCACGTATTAACCAAGAGATGATAGCTGCTGGTCTTGATCCGAACGAATATACCGTCGGATCTGGTATGTCTATCAATCCGATTACAGGATTACCTGAGTTTGGTTTTTTTAAAAAAGCTTTCAAGTCAATAAAAAAAGTGGCTAGAAAAGTAGCACCTGTAGCTGCTTTAGTGCCTGGAGTTGGCACTGCTTTAGGTGGAGTCTTAGGTGGTCTGGGCGGCGGCATAGGAAGTTTGGTCAGTAGCATACCTGGCGCAGCAAAAATAGGAAAATTTTTCAATCCAATAAAAGGTGCTACAGGTATTTTTGGTGGGACAATAGGACCAAAAATAAGAAGAAGTATTGCAGGTTTTTTTGGAGGTGGTATACAACCCTATACGGATGCTGAAATAGATCAAATGTTGGAGACTATGGACCCATCAGTTGTGCAACAAATGGTAGATGAGAGAAACCAACAAATAAAAGAAATGACCTTTCAAACCCCAAAAGGCATCAAGACACTCGGAGATGCTCTCGGTTTTGGTGGCGGAAGTGGACTAAAAGACTTTTATGGTGTATCAAGTGACGCTAAAGAATTAAGTGCAGAAAAAAAATTAGGTCCAAATCTATTTGGAGGTCTTGGAGGTCTTGGAGGCGGTCTAGGGGCTGCTGGTCTTGGTGGATTCTTAGGCAAACTAGCTTACGACGCAGCCAGAGATAGAGCAGGCGGTCTTGCAGTCACACCACAAGTTAGTATGGATGCGCTTGGCAGATACCAACTCGCTTCTGATTTAGGCACTGGTGGCGATAGAGGTCAATTTGGATTAACACCCAAACCAGCTGTTTTAGATATAGCTAATATGGGACAAAGACAAGCGTTTGCAGTAGGTGGCGTAGCTGAACTAGATTTACGCCAAGGTGGCGAATCAATAGGTCCAGGCACAGGCACTTCTGATGATATACCAGCGATGTTAAGTGATGGTGAATTTGTTATGACAGCTAAAGCTACTAGAGGGGCTGGCGCCTTCAATATGAAAAAAAATAAATCAGGTATTGAGTTAGTAAAAGGCGGTAAACCTTCAAGAGAAGAGGGTGTTGAAAACATGCGCGAGTTAATGAATATTTTTGAGAGTATTTAATGGCGATTTCAAGAAATCCAAGAACCATAAATCCTGTAGCGACTGGATTTGTACGTGATGAAAGAACATCCGACCCTTTTGTCAGAGAGGCGCTTTTTGGTTCACCTGACACGCCTGGACTTATTGCACAAGCAACACAAGCAGCTAACAGAGTATTTGGCGCACCAGCAATACTTAGAGAAACAGCTGATCTTGATCCCTTTGAACAATTAGCAAGACTACAAGCTCTTCAAGGTATAGGGTCTTTTCAGCCTTTTTTGAGTAGACAACAAGAATTATTAGATGAGGGGACAGACGCTGCTAGAAGTGCAGCCAATTTACAATTTGACCCAAGATTAACGGAACAATTTTATAACCCTTTTGAGCAAAGGGTAGTTCAACAAACTATAGATGATATTTTTAAAAGCGCAGAAATAAGAGATGCGCAACAAAGGGCTAGAGATATAGAAAGAGGTGGTGAATCGGCTTTTGGTTCAAGAGCAAGGTTAAGTGCAGCAGAAAGGCAATCTGCTTTAGGTAAAGGGTTGGGAGAAGCTTTAGCTGCTATAAGATCAGGCGGCTTTGAAACTGCTCAACGATCTGCGATTGATGAATTTGGAAGACAAGCAAGAGCTAGAGAGGGTTTTGCAGATAGGTTATCAAGATTTGGTGGTCAATATGCAGGTCTTGGAACTGATATATTTAATTTAGGTCAAAGACAAAGAAGTGAATTGACTGGACTTGGACAAACAGCTAGGGATCTAGCCGAGACACGTTTAGGAAGACAGTTTGACCAAGCAGTTCAAACTAGGACAGCGCCTTTAGCAGCAGCTCAATCCGTTCAGGGATTTATACCACAATATCAATCTGGCTTCTCAGATGTAAGAACCACTTATGGTATGCCACAAGACCCTTTGGCAACTGGTATAGGAACATTCTTGAATGTTTACGGAACAATGAATCCGTACAGTAATGTGCCTACAGGTCAGAGTGTTTACAGAACTTAAAGAGGTGTAGAATTGAACGTACTTGATAGAAAAATGTTTTCACAAGGAGACATAGTAGTTTCAAAAGTTTTAACACCCTCGCAAATAAATCCTATAGAGATTACTACCAAAATTGTTAATAAGGATGGTAATTTTTTTGCAATCAAACAAAAATCCAACGGACAAATAATTGATCAAGAGTTTGTTGATATAAATTTATCTCCAACAGGCGATCCTGTCGAAGCATACGAAAGACAACAAGGTAATAAATTGGCAGCTGGTATAGGTTTAACTGGTACAGCTATATCTGCTCTACCGTTAGCAGGGACTAAAATAGGCGGTAAAGTCATATCAGGTATTGGAAATTTATTTGGAAGATTAAAAGGATTCACACCTGTAAAAGTCACAAAAAAACCAGGCGTCGCTGTTGCGGGTCAAAAAGGTTTTCAAGCATTACCTAAATTTGATCCAAGATCATACCAATATGACGTACAGACAGGCCCAGCAGCTCTTTTAGGTGGCACTGCTGCAGCTACTGCAGGTTTTCGCTCTATAACTACACCCGAGGATGTAGAAGAAGAAATCAAAGAATTAGAGGCTACAGAAACAAAATCTCAAGGTGAAATTGATGATGAGATGAAGCAAGGAGACGCTGGTTATGAAGTTGTATCGACTGGTGAACAGGACAAAGATTTAGTCAACGAGGGTAGTGAATTAGAAGTGAAAGCTGCACTAGATTCAACACCTGAAGAAAGACAATATAATATATTTCAAACCAAAAGCTTTTCAGATCTTATGAGAAATATTGGTATAAAAATGGTTGAGACTGGTCAAATAGGTGCTGGTATAGCTGAAGGGTCGGCGTTGACCGCTATAGAACAAAAAGAAGCCGAAAAGCCCAAAGATACTACAGATTTTCAAGAGTTTTTAGCAAAAGAAGAAATCAAAAACTTAAATAAATTTCAAGACAACTCAGCTAAATATGCAAAAGATTTATCAGAAAGCATATTTGAAGTAGAAACTTCTGATGCTGTATTAAGAGCAATTACTGAAGCTAAAAAATTAGTACAGACAGGAGATGCTACGGGGTTTGGTCCCCTTTTCACAGAATACTTCAATGAAGCTCGCAGATTCTTTGGAGCAGACATAAAACTTAGCACTAGAGAAGCTGCTAAAAATTATATCAACGATATTATTAACGGTAATATAAAAGAACTTACTGGAGAGAGTGGTCGAACAATATCAAACTTAGACAGGCAAATCGCAGGTAGTTTAGTTGGTAAAATAGAATGGGATTCAAGTAAAGAAAATGTTTTGGATAAATTAGACAAAGCCTACGCAAGAGCGCAATCAAGATACAAACTTGGTATGACCAATTACGAGGCGAGCTTGAAACCTTACGCAAAATATAATACGACACCACCTTTTGATTTAGGAAAGTCTATTTCAGATTCAGGTCAAGGGGATACACAAGAAAAAAGAATTAGACTTACAATAAAATGATATATGAAATTGAAGTACCAGATGGCAGAATCATTGAAGTCGAAGGAGAGCCTGGACAAGAGGAACTAGCTGTTAAAAAAGTAAGGGAATACTTAGCCAAAGAAGCTGGCGGCAAAATATATAACGAAAGTCAATTTGATTACCAAACAGGCATAAGTGACCTAGCACTTAGAGCGCAATTAGATACTGCCGAAACAAAAGAAGAGAAAGAACGTGTATTAAGTAGATACGTGGGATCAAGTGGTTTTATTTACGACTCTAACGGTAGATTAGCTGTTACACCTAACGGTCAAAGGAGACTAGGTCTAAAACCATCGAATAAAAATATTATTGTAGATGAAGAGGGTATATCAATAGCTGACTTTGCAGATTTTGCAGGAACGGTTGGCCCTATAATTGGTGCAATTGCAGCACTCAATCCTTATGGCAGAACAATAAAACAACTCAAACCTATATTGAAAAATGATAGATTAGTCAGAATAGGGGCAACAGCTTTAGGGTCTGCTGGTGGTAAGGCAGCTGAAGAAGCTTTCGAGATTATTAACGCTACACAAATGCAAGACGTTAGTGAAATATCTAAGGAATTGTTACAGGAGGGGATTATTGGTGGAGCTTCACAAGGTATTTTTGAAGTTGGTGGCAAAGCTTTATCTGCTTTGTTAGGTCGCAAAGCGCCTATAGTAGATATTGATATTGCTAGGGCGATAGCGCAAGGAGCAGATCCAGATGAGGTAGCTGATTTAAGTCGTCGTTTAGGCAGAACCGCAACTTTTGAAGATGTGAAAAAAGCGCAAGAATCTAAACAAATAGCCACTTTTGATGCCGCAGCAGTTTCACAAAGAGCATTAGGTAGAGCTATACCAGGTAGAATTCAAGCCGCTGCTGAAACAGTTTTTGGTAGAACAGAAAGAGATAAACAATTAATAAAATATGGTACAGGCCGATTAGAAAAATTGTTAAAAGACCAAGGAGATGTCTCTGCAAGTTTAGAAGATTTTGCACAAGCAACACAAACAGGTAAATTGACTCAAAGGCAGATAGAAGAAATCAAAAGAGATTTGTCTACAAAAGCTAATAAGTCGCAACAGTCTCTAGATGAATTTATAAACAACGCCATAAAGATGATAGATAATGGGGCGTTGACTAACAACCCAGACAGAATAGCTGTTGGTCAACTTTTACGTGACCAAATAAAAAAAGCGTATGATTCTAATTTTGGTCAATTTATAGACGAAGAGGGAAAAGAAGTTGCTGGAATATTTGTAAAACGAGCGCAAGAAATAGATGCGAGAATAAGAGCCGCTGGACTTCAAGAAATTAGTAATGGCTTAAAAATAAAATTAGAACCTTTAATTAAAAAAGTGGATGATCTAATAAAATCAAATCCAGGTTTAGAGCTGATACAAGCTGTTGAAGGCGTAAGGGGTGGAAAAATTGGAGTTATAAGACAAATTTTAGCAAACGCAGAAAAGCAAGGGGGCATGTCTATAGAGGGTTTGTCAAATCTACGTTCTGCTATGTTGGCGGTTCAAAGGTCTGCGGGATCAGAGGCAAAAGAAGTCACTAGAAATATTAAATTAATAGTTGACGATATAAATAAAATTTTTGATGAACTTTCAGAAGGATCAATAGTTAGCATAATCCAAAAATCACCAGGTCTTAGAAGAACATTCGGAGATGAAAAGAACAGAATGATAAGAGATCTGAGTGATTTAGAAGCCGAAGATATTATGGCTGACCCAAGTGGTTTAGTGCCTCAAGTGAAAACTTTGATAGATATAACTAAAGATTTAAAAAAATACAACGCGGATTATAGAAAGGCTGTAAGACCTTTTGATAACTCTATAGTTGCCATGATAAGAAAAGACGCTGCCTATGATTCTTACGACGTTGATGAAATAATTAAATACGTTGTTAGAAAAGATCGTCCAAAAATATTAGAGGGTGTTCTAAGAGCAATACCAGACAATCTAAGCAGGGAAAGAGTAAAAAAAGAAATTCAAAAAGATTTTATAAGAGAAGCATTAGACTCACCTAACGTAAAATTAGATACTGGAGAGGTCAATCCTGTAGCTTTTGCCAATTATTTTAGAAGACAACTAGGGTCAACACGCAAAGTATTATTTGATGATATTCCTGATCTAGAACGTGTTTTAAATGATTTCAGTAAAATTAATAGAAAGATTGATGCAAAAAAATTAGAAAAAATAGTAGACAGAATTGAAACCAAAGACTTGTCAAAGGCAGTTGATGATTTAGTTAGGAATGAAAACAAATTACACGAAGCTGAAACTGATAGGTTGTTTAGAAGAATTGAGACAGCTGAACCTGATGAAATTGTAAATTTAGTATTTAGAAATGGACAAGCGGGAAATATTGAAAGATTAAAAAATCAAGTTTTCAAAAATAAACCCGAAGAGTTTGCAAATCTACAACAGGACAGTATGCGAGAGTTGTTACGTTTGGTGCAAGGACCTGGTAAAACTGTTGATGAAGTATTTAAACCCGACGCATTAGAAAGAGCTTTAAATGCGAAAGGCGATGCTACATTAAAAGCTATGTTTGGAGATGAAACCGTCAAATCTTTAAGAAACTTAGTAAGAGATTTGAGAGTGATGACAGCTTCAGAAGGGGGGGGAGCTGGAACTTTGATAGCTGGAGCGGTTGCTGTAAACGCTTTTAACATATCTATGTTACCTACATTAGCTCAACTATATTTTGTTGGATCGATACTTAGAAATCCGAGTACAGTAAGAAGATTAGCAAAATCTGATGCTGAAAGTGTAAATTACGTCATGCGGGCTTTCAAGGATGCTATTAGACTTATACCTCCTGTGTTATTAGGTCAAGAAATAGCTGATGTTGGCGAAGATGTATCCGATTTTACAGAAGAGACCTTAGAAGATTTAGACGTAGATTTTGATTTAGGAGAAACAACTGGTCAAATAAGAGAAGCTATCAGAGAGATTCCAAGACCCCCTCAAGTTTCTTTAGACTTACCAGAAGTAAAAAGCATACCTACCGCAACAATAGCAAGAAGAGGACCAACACTCTTACCAAATCCAAGAGATCAAGAAATAGCAGAGTTTTTAAGTTAGTCCAAGCTCGTCTCTATCAAATCCCAACGGACTCTCAGATAAACAAACTAATTCAGAACGGTGTAAGTGAATATATGGTTCTGAATCTTCGGGTAATTGTGGTTCCGCAATCGTACCAAACCTAACGTCATAGATTTTATTTTTATCCCAAGTGTGGGAATAAACACTATCCTTCATAGCAAAAACTAAAACAAACGGCCTATTAGTTGCTAATGACAATGCAGCTCCCATTCTAAGTTTAGATGCACTCAGTAATAGTGTTTCATACTTATCTATACCAAAGCTACGGCATTTTACCTCCATCCAAAAGCACTCGTACTTACTTTCACACCAATAATCCAGCCCGTAAGAGACTGGCAGTTTATGACATCTAACGTCCCATAAACCCTCTATAAATCCAGCTACACGTTCTTCACGTTTTTGATCGTTAATCGTTTCCATTTTTGGTTTTGTCATTTGTAATACCTCCATTAATCTTCAAAAAAGTTAGGATCTATCGCCACTAGACGTTTCATCGGTCTACCTGTTTGTTTCACGCGTACATCCTTCTCTTGTACTTCTCCAGCATTTATTAACCTATTTATTATTTCTTTTACTTCAAAAGATTTCATTGATCTAAATATTTCTTTACGATCTATATCTCTTTTACTAATACCCATTTCCCCTTGCGTTCTAATAAAACTTAAGACTTGTTTGATACGACTTTCCATTTCAGAGCCAGCCACTTTATCTTCACACGTCGCTACCATTAGTTGATCATAATAGTAAACATAGTCTATCGCCCACTTGGTCATATCTGCTGTAATCTTTCTAGAATTAGGTCTGTCAGCCAATTGACATATTAAAGCCAACCGCATCGCTTTTTCTCTTGTTCGCGAAAGTAATACTTCTAAACCGTCTTTTTCCAGTTTGTTCTGTTGATCTACAAGTTCGTAGGCTAATTTGTTCAAAAGCTCTTTTGCATCGTCATCAAAAGAAATTACACGTTGACTAAGATTCATCTCAGCGTTGTCTC